TGAAGACCGCCTTCGTCATGCCCGAAGGCGTCGTCGTCAACCCGGACAACTGGCAGACGATGGTTCTCGGCAAGGACGCGAGCGGCCAGTACTACGGGCCCGGTCCGTTCCAGGCCGCACAGACGCCGGTCATCTGGGGTCTGCCGGCTGCGGTCACGCCCGCGATCGTCGCGAACACCGCGCTGGTCGGCGCGTTCCGGAGCTGCGCGCAGCGGTTCCTGCGCCGCGGCGTCACCGTCTCGGCGAGCAACAGCCACAGTGACTACTTCACGAAGCGCCTGATCTCGCTCCTGGCGGGTCTGCGCGAGGCGCTCGCGGTGTACCGCCCGGGCGCGTTCGGGAAGGTCACGGGGCTCAACTAACGAGCTGACGCAGGCGGAGATGTTTCAGGGCTTCGATGACCCAGGGCCGTGTCCCGTATGTGGCGCGGCCCACTCCGCCTGCGTCGGCGATCGCGACAGCGCCGGCATCGGGGTGACCCGCGGCGTCATCGTGATTCAGCAGCTGCCGGCGCGCGACGGTTCGACGTCGCCGTCGGAGGAACAACCCGCGACCGAGCCGGCGCCAGAGACGGCGCCGGCGCCGGTTCGCACACGGCGAGCGAGACCGATTCGGCGGCCTGCCGCCGCCGAGAGAACGGCCGCAACGACGCCGACGCCGAAGGAGTAAGAGATGTCTCGGTATTCAAGCTCACGGAATCGCATGGTGCCGGAGCGGCCCGGCGGCGACCTGGCGCTGCAGTACGCCGCGAATGGTGCGATCACCGTCGCCGACGGTGTGCACGCCATCACGAAGGGCAGCGCGGCGGTGATGACGCTCGCGCCCCCAACCGCCGCAGATGAAGGGATGGAGATCACGATCACGGGGCGCACCGCATTTGCGCACACCGTGACGATCACCGAAGGCCTCGGCGGGAAGGGCGCCGCGTTCGACGTCCTGACGTTCGCCGCGGTCGGAGACTCCATCCGGCTGCTCGCCGACAACTTGCACTGGGTGCCGGTGGGCGCCCCGTACGGCGTCGTCATCAGCTAGGGCGATGCAGTCGTCGCCGTCCTGGTCGCTGTCGCTGAAGACCGCTGGCGCGGCGCCGCTGACGCTCGCGGAAGCGAAAGCGCACGGCCGCGTGGTGGTGGCCGACGACGACACGTTACTCACCAGCTATCTGCTGGTGGCGGCCGACGTCGTCGAGAAGATGAGCGGCCAGGCGCTGCTCGCGCAGACCTGGATTCGGACGGCGACCGATTTTCCGTGCGACGACGGCGAGCCGATCGTCTTGCCGCGACCGCCGATCGTCAGCGTGACGTCGGTGCAGTATCGGGACGAGAACGACGTGCTGCAGACGTGGGATCCGGCGAAGTACCGCGTCATCACGGTCGGGCGCTTTGGCGCGATCGTGCCGACGATCGGCAACGGCTACCCGCTGACGCGGAACGCCGTCACGGCCGGCGGGCAGGCGCCGGACGCGGTGCAGATCGAATTCGTGTGCGGGAACGCGAACGCGGCGGCCGTCCCCGCGCGGCTGATGCTCGCGCAGAAGGTGCTCGTCGCGTACTGGTATGCGAATCCGGAACTGGCGAAGGTGGGCGACCTCCCGATGGGTCTCGACGCCCTCATCGGATCGCCGGCCCACGTGGATCCGTGCTGGTGATGAACGCCGGCGAGCTGCGCCACCGGGTCACCGTGCAGACGCTGACGCCCACGCGCGACACCGAGGGCGGCCGCACGACGGCCGCGACGACGCTGGCGGCAGGCCTGCCGTGTGCCGTCGAGTCCGTCGGTCGCGATCAGGGAGTCGACGGCGGCCAGCTGACGTCGACGACCAGGCGCCGTCTCCGCATTCGCAGCCGCTCGGATGTGAAGCCGGGGCAGCGCGCGGTCGTCACGTATCGGGAGACGGGCCTGTCGGAAACGTTTCAGATCGAATCGGTCGAGCGTGGTGACGATCGTGGATTCGAGACGCACCTGTACTGCACGGCGGTGCAGGGATGAGCAGCTTTCTCGCGCTCGGCCCGGTGTCGGCCGCAGTGCTCGCGGCGCTGAACGTTCAGGCGCTGCTGACACTGGCGCCAGGCGGTCCGTGGGACGAGGTGCCGCGCACGACGACGTTTCCGAACGTGATGTTCGAGGTATTCGAGCAGCGGCAACTGGGGGGCTTCGGCACGCGGCGCGGCGCCGGCGCTGTTCTCGAAGTCGAGATTCGCGTGCACGTCTACTCGCAATACGAAGGCATGAAGGAAGCGCACACCGTGATGGCGAAGGTCCTCGAGCTGCTATCGCCGGGCGCGCTGACGATCGCCGGCTATCGCAGCATCGAGGGTCCGAATTTCGGCGAGGCCACGCCGCTGCCCGACCAGCTCGTCGCCGGCGTCAGGGTGAACGAGCTCGTGAGCAGCGGGCAGCTGTTCGTGGAGGAACTCTAAATGGGCCGGCTGTTGACCCGCATCGCCGAGATGCTCGAGCGCGACGAGCGCGCGACCAGCGAGCGCCGGCCCGCGACGGGGAACTGCCCGCAATGCGGAGCCGGGCCGGACAAGCGCCAGGACTGCAGCAGCATCGCCGCCACAACCAAAGAGATCTACTGCGGCGTGTGCGCCTACAACTTTTCGGAGGAGTCTGAGTCATGAACCGGTATCGCGTGCTGCCCAAGACCGGGCCGGACCACACGATCTCGTATCCCGTCGGGATCGCGCTCGCGCGGCTCCTGGCGGCGCCGGCCGGCAGCGCGGACCGCGTGCGCATCCGCAACGAGGAAGCCCGCGCCGGCCGCATCAAACACGTGCGCGCCGGCGACGTCGTCGGCGACATTCCCGTGGCGAGCCTCGACGCGCTCGTCGACGGCGGCGACATCGAACACGTCGACGGCGAACCCGTGAGCGCGCCGGAGGAGAAGTAGCGATGGCGAAATTCGGCGGCGCTGACTGCGCCTTCTTTCTCGTCGACGGCTATCCGCTCCTCAGCGTCCTGACGGAGATCTCGGACGAGCAGGAAGCGATCACCGAGGATGCGAAGCCGCTCGGATCGCGCTACCCGCAGCCGACGCCGACGGGCGACACGCAGGCGGCGCTCACGCAAAACGGGTTCTTTGACGACGCGGCCGATTCGGTGAATGCCGCGCTGAGCGATCAGCAGCAGGTGGCCCGCGTCGTGAACTACGGCTTCGAAGGCAACGTCGCCGGCAAGTACTGTGTCGGGCTCTCGGGCTCGTACGCGAGCAAGTACACGCGCGTGAGCTCGCGCGGGGCGTTGCACAAGGCGAATGCCAGCTACGCCGTCGCCGGCGTCGTCGAACGGCCCCTCATCCTCCACGACCTGATCGCCGAAGCCGGCGACGGCAATACGGAGGGCGCCAAGTCGGTCGACAACGGGGCCTTGTCCGCCAACGGCGGATCCGGCTACGTGCAGGTCCCCACCATCACGCTGTCCGGCCGACCGAGCGTGACGCCGAAGGTGCGGCATTCCACGGATGACATCACCTATGCGGACCTGATCGCGTTCACCGCCGTCGCGGCGCGCGCGGCGGAACGCAAGACCGTCGCCGGCACCGTCAACCGGCACCTGGCGAGCTCGTGGGTGTGGGGCGGCGCCGGCGGGACGCCGGCGTTCACGTTCCTGATCGGCTTCCATCGGAACCCGTAAACACACCATGGCATTGAAAAGCAGCGACCCCCAGCGGATGGCGGACATTCTCGAGGCGGCGATCGTCGCCGAGCGGATGTTCATGCGGCTCCAGTTCGACGCCGACACGAAGACGGATCTCGGGAAGGCGGAGCTCGAGGCCGCCCAGGAAGCGCGGCGCAACGCGATTGGGTTGCGCAAGGCGATTGAGAAGTGGCCGACGGGCGTGCCCGCAGCGGCCACGACATAGAGGCGAGAGAGACAGCAGCAACACGCCAGGTTCGCCGTCACGGTTCCGCCTGTCCGGCCGCCCGTGCCACGTGCCGCCCTGTGAGTCACGCACCCATCTGACACACACGAGGGAGAGAGCTCATGGCCAAGTACGGCGGAAAAGATTTCGCGCTGTCGTTCGCGGGACAGAACATGACGGCGCACATCCAGACGATCAACGGCTTCGACGTCGAAGCGCTCACGGTCGACGGCAAGCCGTTCGGCCAGGCCACGCCGAAGCCGATTCCCACCGGCGATCTGCAGTACTCCGACGTCGAAGTC